AACAAGGCACTGGGCTTTAATATTCCAACAGCGTCTATCTTGAAGGTCGGTCTTTTACACGATATCGGAAAAGTAGGTGACTTAGAAAAAGAGTATTTTGTGCGACAAGACTCAGACTGGCACAGAGAGAAGTTAGGGCAGCACTTTAAGTACAACGAAGAGCTACAAAAAATGTCAGTCTCACACAGAACTCTTTTCTTGCTACAAACATTTGGTGTTTCTCTGACGTCAGATGAGTGGCTAGCAATTCAGCTAGCACAAGGCTCGCACTTTGAAGAAAATCGTTTTTATGTAGGCGCTGAACCTTCACTTTCGCTGCTTTTACAGCTAGCAAAGAGAGTGACTATTCATAAGACAAGAGAAAGCGTGTGACATAGTTATAATGGCTATGAACGTTCTTAAAGAGTACATAAAATTTTTGCTTGAGTCAGATGACAAAGAAGAAGAAACAGACGACCTGCTACTCGAACCAGACTACGTCGAGGAAAGAGAAGAAGCTGAAGACAGTCAAGATGAGGTGTCGGCAGTTGGAGCAGGCGGGGGCGCAATGGCTGCGTCTGGGCAAATGGCTGGTCACACCGGTGGCCGGGCAAAGTCTTTGGACAAGAATCGCTTTGGCAAAAGAAATTATGCGAACTACAAGAAAAAGAAATAGCACAAAAAATTGAACATTTGAATATTGAAATCTAAACTTTAACGTTGATCTAATTTAGTGACACAAACTGACCATTAAACATTTAGGAGTTAAAAAATGGCTATTGACTTTGATGCAATCCGCCGTAAGCTAAACAAGCTTTCTGGCACAAATTCACGACAAAACACTATGTGGCGCCCACAAGAAGGCGAAGAAACCACAATTCGACTTTTGTCTTTTCCCGACAACGACGGCCAGCCTTTCAAGGAGCGCTGGTTTTACTACAATATCGGCAACAACCCCGGTCTGCTTTCGCCGCACCAGTTCGGCAAGCCTGATCCCGTACAAGAGCTTATTAACAAGCTCCGGGAAGAAGGGTCTAAAGAGTCTTACGAGCTGGCTAAAAAGCTTTACCCGAAGATGCGCAGCTATGCACCTGTAATTGTTCGAGGTGAAGAAGATAAGGGCGTACGCCTCTGGTCGTTCGGAAAGACAGTGTATCAGTCGCTTCTCAACATTATGCTTGACGAAGACTATGGGGACATTACTGACCCAGAAGACGGACGCGATGTCAAGGTTATTTGTACCAAAGCACCGGGTCGTATGTGGGCAACCACTGAAGTTCGCCCACGCGGAAAAAGCTCACCTCTTTCATCTAACAGCGAGACTGCAAAGCAGTGGATTACTAACTTGCCCGATCTTGATGAAATGTATACTTGCAAGACTTACGACGAGCTCGAAAAGATTATTAATGACTGGCTCAACGGCGATGACACTTCGTCTGATGGGACTACTCGAGGATCTTTTGACTCAAGCTCGACGACTTCGCAAACTTCTACCTCTACTACAGAAGAGGCATCAGAAGGTGGCAAGTACAAGTCTTTAGACGAAGCTTTTGCTGATCTCGAAGACGTATAAAAAATAAGAAGGAAGGCTTTTGCCTTCCTTCTCCACTTGTGTTGTAAATTACAGGAGATGTAATGGCATCTAAGAAGAGTGATTCGCAGGACTTTACTGCTAATCTAATTAAATCATTGAACAAAGAAGCCGGTAGTCAAGTTGCTTATAACTTAGCTTACGATGAGTCGCCCACACATGTGAAGCGATGGATTAGTACTGGCTCAAGACAGCTTGACTATATTATTGCTAATCGTAACAACGGAGGTCTTCCGGAAGGTAGAATCGTAGAGATCTTCGGGCCACCGTCTATTGGTAAGTCACACATTGCAATTCAAATCGCAAGGTCAACTCAGCAGATGGGTGGCATTGTAGTGTATATTGATACTGAAAATGCAACCTCAGTGGAAAACTTGGGATTATTAGGTGTTGATATTAGTAAACGGTTTGTGTACGTTGACACGCATTGTACAGAAGAGGTATTAGCTATTTCAGAAAACACCATTATGAAGGCTAAAGCGATGGATAAAGACGTCCCAATTACTATTATTTGGGACTCTGTTGCTGCTTCTTCGCCCAAAGCTGAGCTTATTGGTGATTATGACAAGGACTCAATCGGTTTGCAGGCACGTGCCATCTCTAAAGGTATGAGAAAGATTACCGGAACTATTGCAAACCAAAACGTCTTGATGATCTGTCTTAATCAAATTCGAACTAAAATTGGAGTTATGTATGGAGATCCTACTACTACACCCGGGGGTAAGGCAATTCCTTTTCACTCGTCTGTACGAATCAAGCTGGGGGCAGGACAGCCTATCACAAACAAAGACAAAGAAGTCATAGGTATTAATGTCTCTGCCAAAACTATTAAGAACAAGGTTGCACCTCCTTTCCGAACTGTCAACTTTGAAATTCACTTTGGTAAAGGGATCCGCGAGCATGAACAAATATTTGACCTTCTTCGAAAGAACGGTGAAGAGAAAATAGGAAACAATGTAGTTGCGATTACAGGCACTGGTTCGTGGAAAAATCTAATGGTATCTGATGTGAAAACAGGTGAAGTCTTAGTTGACAAGAAGTTCTACAAGGCTGATTTTGACAAGATAATGTCTGATCCTGAATATTCACCTTATGTAGACGCCTTGCTAGAAAAATCTCTGGTTCGAAAGCTTTCTGATGAAATGGATATTGATGCTGAGTCTTATGAGGAGATTCGGGCTGTTTCTATGGAGCTGCACGACGAAGTCATTGATCCGGAGGGATAAGTGTCTGTTAGACCTGTTCTACTAATTGATGGTCTAAACGTTTTTACGAGGCACTTCGTTGTCAATCCGACAATGAGCGAGCAAGGAAATCACGTAGGAGGCTTTGTAGGTTTTCTAAAGTCACTGAGACTTCTATGTGAAAAAACTGACCCCTCCCAAGTGATTGTTGCTTGGGAGGGTGGAGGCTCAGCAAGAAGAAGAGCGATTTATCCTGAGTATAAGCATGGTCGAAGACCACAGAAGCTAAATCGTTTCTATTCAGATATCCCTGACACTTATCACAACAGAGATAATCAAGTGTCTTTGATCATAGAGGCGCTACGCCATGTGCCTGTAATGCAATTATATGTTTCTGATTGTGAAGCAGATGATGTTATAGGATACTTGACAAAGAACGTGCTAAGAGATCAAAAATGTGTAATCGTGTCATCAGACAAAGATTTATATCAGCTTCTCTCTGACAATGTAATTCAGTGGTCTCCTGGACAAAAGCTTTTTATCACGTCTAAGCACGTCAAAGAAAAGTTTGGTGTACATCATTCAAATTTCTGCACTGCAAGATGCTTTACGGGTGACTCTTCAGATGGCATTCCAGGTGTGCCAAGAGCAGGTTTTAAGTCTTTGGCGAAAAGAATTGAAATTTTGCAAAATAAAGAAGACGTTTCTGTTGAGGAAGTGGTTAGTTATGCAGCGGCTCAACTTGAGACTAAGAAACTGCTTCTCTATAGCAACATTGTTGAGCACGAAGATCTTGCAAAAAGAAACTGGAAAATAATGTACTTAGACATTTCGAACTTAGCTGCAGAACAAATTGAAAAAATTAACTACGCGGTCAATACTTTTGAGCCCCAAAGGAATAAGATTGAGCTTATGAGAATGATGCTAAGAGAAGGAATTCAAAATTTTGATGTTGACTCTTTCTTTATGACAATTAAAACATTAGGACAAAATTCATGAATCAAAATGCCCTTATAAGAAAAAATGAAAGTCCCTACTTCAGTCGATATGGCAAGCAATTTCAGGAAGGTGTCTTTCAAGGGTTGCTTTCTGATCATGTCTGGGCTGCTCAAATGATTGAGGTCATGGAGCCTGATTATTTTGACATAAAGTATTTAGCTTACTTAGCAGACAAGTACTTTGGTTACTATAAAAAGTACAAGACTTTTCCTACACTTGGCTTACTTGTTACTATTATTAAAGATGACCTTTCACAAGGAAATGACTCAATACTAAGAGACCAAATCGTAGAATTCTTGCATAGAGTTAAGGCAAATCCAAACCCAGGCGATCAAA